CCCGCAAAGCTAAAACCCTGACAAGGTGAACCACCTATAAGTAAATCGATTTTTGGTAACTCACTTGGATCTATCTCTTTGACATCACCTAAGTGTACCATATCAGGATAATTAGCTTGGGCAACCTTGATCGCATACTTGTCAATCTCAGATGCAAAATAATTTTTAACTGGTATGCCTAGCTGATCAAGTGCAATCTGACCACAAGACATACCATCAAATAGACTTAGTACGTTCATTTTATTATTCCTATTCTATAAAAGCAAATCCACCACCGTTACCTTCTGGGTCTTGTGATAAGACAAGCTTATACTTTTGATCTGCTAATTGCATACTAAACGTAGGCCAGTATTGGTTTGAGTCAAATTCTGTAATCATACTACCTCTCCTGTAGACTTATTGACCAGTCTAAATTCTCCGTTAGGCCACATATCTGTCACTGGCTTTTTCATAACCTCACAAAATAGTAAATCCTCTCCGTCTTCAAGTTGTTCATAGATCGCATCTTGTATCCACTCTTTCAAGTGGTCTTCTATCTTATATTTATAGTTTATTTTTTGGTTACTTGAATATTTGTTTTTTGGTATGTCAAGTTCCATTATTACTTTATATATCATTGTATATACTCCATTTCTATTTCCTTGCCACAGTGGTCACAGGTTGGCGGCTCCACTGGGAGCCACGCCTGTTCTTTAATGTCCCACTTGCAATGCAAGCTAGCGTTCTCACTGCCACATTCACTGCATATTGTTTGTCTCATTTAGGAAGCCAAGTAATATCGTTTGTACCACTGGCCTGTAACTTTGTGTTTTTTCCACTGGTCTTCTATTTTATAACCTATCCTTCTCAATTCTGAGATACGTTTGGTTAGGCTTGGTATGCTGTATTCAACCATACCCTCTCTCACAGAGATTGAACCTACTTTTTCTAAGTGGTTTAATATTTTAGTGTGTTGTGTAGATGTTTTCATAACAGTCTCCTTGTTGTTGTTATAATTTAGTTATACAAGATAATTATAATGTTGTCAACCCTCTCGTTCAAGTGCTTCAACACCCATCTCAAGAACTCTAATCAATTCAACAGGCATCGTGGGTTTACTAATCAACAAGTGCAAATCAACCACACTCATTTTTAATACTTGTTCAAATAAAAGTTCCCTATTCATACTCCCAATGCCTCTCTTATTTGTTTTGTAAAAGTTCCTTTATATTCTTCATCTTGTTTGGTGACATTACTAATAGCTAGGTATGTAGCTTTCATAATTTTACTAGCCTTTTCTCTCGCACCTTCATAACTTTCTGTGTACCAACTATTACTATCAGATGTAGTTGTTTGTACTGGTAACTTATCAGCATCTAAATAATTTATTAGTGTCTGCATAAGAGGATCAAATGTAGGTAGAAGTTTAGACCTAGTGCTTATATCATTATAATGTTCTCCTACTGATGCACCTTTTGATTTTGGCTTTCTGCGAAACTCTTTTAGTCTTACAAATAAATCCAAGGCTTCTTCTTCTGTAATGTCATTATTGATGACACCTAATATAAGCCCTGCTCTCAAGCCTACAGATGTAAAAGGTGAGCTGGTATTGCCATATTCAAGGTGCATTTTTTCAGATAGCTTACCTATGATACCTTTAACGTGCTTCTTAAAGAAAGGTACATTATTTTTGTATATCATGTGCAAGCGTTCAGAACGTAGGAATGTGTTAATCATAGTTATTTTATACGGCATACATTCACAGTGATCCTTCATTCTTCTTGGCATGTGTGCATCTATTAAGTATCTACTTTCTGGTAATACATCTGTGACAAGTATTACGTCCACTGTTACACCACCCTTTACAATAGCGTGTAACCTGTGTTGTCCATTTACTAGCTTACCATTTTTGTCAACTTGGATTAAGCAACAAGCAGAGTTCCATTCCCCTTTCAACATTTTATCTGTGTACTCATTCACAGTTTTATTATTTAATTTTCTGTAATTACATGTATTCTTTTCTAATAACATCTTTGCATAAGATGGTGTAACTGGCTCTACTTTTACATTTCCTATTAGCTTTGTCATTTTATATATCCTCCTGTTGGGTATTGTTAGTGTGGGTTAGGGTTAGTTCTTGTGGTTCATGGACAGCGTAATCCATACTGTGTGTACAGGATAGTCCTGTAAGTCTGGCAGTCTTGTAGTGTAACTCTAATACGGTAACAGCTTCTTGCTCGTACCATCTATCGCTAATATTCATGCTGCAATTCTCCTGTGAATTTGTTTTGCTTTACGTGCTTTCTGTCTTTCACGTTTCCAGTTATTGTTAGATTGATCAGGTTCATTTGTTACATTATGTAACATTTTCTTAGTTGTCTTGATAAAGTTTCTCATTTCGTATTTCATTTTTTAATCCTTCCTTATCTTTTCTCCTGTTGTGTTTTGCTTTGTTACCTTTTTTTGGTGGTACTACTTGCGGTGACTTTCTATCTTGTAGCATGTCACGTGCCACAGGATTGCGATATACTATCTTTTTCTTTTTCATCTTGTCTTTCTTTCAATATGTTTAATAGATCATAACTACATTGTTTCATAGTTGTCATGGTACAATTTAAATCTTCACCAAATAAATTTGGGTGTTGAGCTTGTATAAAAGAACATATAGTATACATATTTTCTAGCTCACCCTTCATATCCTTAATATGATTTATACATATTTGCAACTGTTCCACATGTTCATGCAATGTGTCTATCTGTCTTGCTTCACTAGTCATAGGTCTGCTCCATAAATTATATATAGTAATGTAAATAATAATATTACTAGTGACATTGCACTAAGTAATGATTTAATAAATTCTTTTAGCATTTCAGTCTATCCATACCGTTGTTGATGGTTTCAAAAATATCTCATTCATGCTGTTTAAGTTAGTGCATGAATAACAGGCCGGGCCAAATTGATCTTTACGATTGTAATGGTTCCGCTCATAATATGTATCACTAAATTCCTTACGCTGAAAGATTGCGCCTTCCTGTAAATTTCTTAAAGGTACTTGTCTCATTCGTATATTCCTATTCTTTTGCCTATTGGGGCGTGTGGATCTACAGAGTAACGTAAACAACCAAACGTATCTCTAACTGTTACTACATTATCAACTTCAATAGCCCATAGTATTGCTTCATATGTAGCAGTATTTAAATCTTGATGCAATGCCACAGGTTTTTTTGATTGATGGCCTTCATATATTGTATAACTCATTTTTGTTTATCCTTTTTATTGGTTTAATTCTTGATGCAACTCCCTTTTTGAAGTAATGCGTGGTAAATAACTGACCATTGTTATGATAGGTTTCCCAGAGACCGTCTTGTTTTCCGTCTTTGTAATTTCCTTTGGAATATAACTGACCAT